GCCAGGAGAGGTCCTGGCCATCGCAATCACCAAACCAGAACGCATAGCTTTGGTGTGTCAGACCAAATCCGGCCCGGTGCGCTTCTTCACCGGGCCTATCCTCCTAGTCACTATGTGACGGGCCTTGCCAGGATCTAATTGTGGGGATTAGCCTCCTCCGTAAGAGTGACTCTGATAAACAGCCTGGCGAGGCAGCTCCTAATTACCATGGATTGATGATATGTGCAAAAGAAAAGACCCCTGGGGGGGGATGACTCAAAAGCAAAACCGGCAGGCGGTGTGAAAGGTACCAAAATAAAGCCTAAATATATTAAACTCAAAACGCCTGCGGATGTGATGGCCTACGTACAGAGGCTAATAAACCAGCTGCGTCGAGATAATCGAGAAATAGAACAGCTCGGAAAGATTACCAACCTCCTCAACACTTGGATCGCTGCCCACAAAGACCACATAGAGACAGAAGAGCTAAAGAAATTGCGGGCTGAAATCGAAGAGTTGCAAGAGAAGATGAACCGTGAATGAACCTGCAATCTCTGAGAAAAGCAGTTAAGGGCCTGCGAAAGTCTATTGAGCAGCCGCATATTGTGGCAACCACCCCAAAAGGCCCGGTAGATATCGAGCTTCCAGAACTATTTGATTTATTTATTGAATGCATCCGACAGGGAGATATTCCTAAAAGCCACCCTCTCTTTGTCCTCCTGTCGGAAGCAGAGCGCGATGAGTCCCAGGGGCTGATTTATGAGTGCTTGCGCAAACTGGCTCAGAATATCCCTCCCTCGATAGACGACGGAGATCTCATCCTCCCGAGAGGCAAACAGGCCCAGAGCATCCTGGAAAGTGATAAAAGAATCAATCTCTGGTATGGCTCTGTCAGAAGCTCAAAGACTGTCATGAGCCTAATCAAATGGCTCTGGCGGTGCTTGCGTGGCCCCAAAGGCCGCAGGATGATGGTAGGGAACACCTCAGAGACGCTTGAGCTGAATTGCATCGAGCCTTTGCGGGATCTCCTTCCCGCGGCAATCAATTTCACCACTGGCTGGCGGCATTGCTTCATCTTTGGCAGGAAGATCGTCTTAAGGGGCGCAAATGATGTAGGCCAGGAAAAGAAGTTCCGAGGCCCAACGCTGGTAGATGCCTATGGGGATGAAGTCACCACATGGGCCAAGAGCGTCTTTAAGATGCTGCTCACCAGGCTTTCCCGGCCCGGCGCGGCTTGCTTCTTGACCACGAACCCCGATCAACCTCTTCATTATCTCAATACAGATTACATCGAGCGTGTTTCAGAACTGAGTATGACGCTCTGGCATTTCATCCTAGACGACAACCCAGGACTCACCGAGGAATACAAGGCGGATCTCATCCGCGAGAATCCACCTGGCACAGTTTACTATCTCAGGTTCATCCTCGGGCTCTGGGTGGCCGCTGAGGGCAAGATCTACAGCTTCTTTGCGCCCGATGCGAAGGACGAAAAAGGCATCCCGATCATAGTCGATACCTTGCCTGACCGATTTGACAAGTGGCGCGTGGCCGTGGACTATGGCACGGTCAATGCTTGCGTATTCGGGCTCTATGGGCTGGCGGGGAAGATTTGGTACAAAGTCAAAGAGCTATACTGGGACTCCGAGAAAGAGCACCGCCAAAAGACGAATGCTGAATACTCCCGAGACATGAAAGGCTTTCTTGTATGGAATGGTTCGCCAATCAGACCAGTATCAATCGATGTCGACCCCTCCGCTACGGGATTTATAGCCCAACTAAGGCAGGATTTTCCAGGAATTGTGATCCATAAAGCGATCAATGCGGTCATGGATGGTATCCAGAATGAGGCGGTTGCCCTCGTTTCGGGGTTCATCAAGATCTTCCGAGGCTGTGTCAAGACTATCCAAGAGCATTCAGCTTACGTGTGGGATGAGACGGCCAGAAAACGGGGAGATGAGAAGCCTTTGAAACAGAGAGACCATACTTGCGATGAAACCAGGTATATGTGTGCCAGGTTGTTCATGGGCATCTCTCGGGCAAGCGCCAAGCCCGCAGGACTGTGAGCTATGAAGTGCGTTCTCTGCGGTCGATCCTTCGGCCCTGATGACGTGGGCTATGTCAAGGGATCTATCTCCGGAGAGGTCCTGGAGCTGCTGCCGGCAGGCCCAAAGCAGACTGGCCAGCTGTTGCACCACGAGAATATCCTGATGTGCGTCTCCCATTTCCAGGATATCCCTCGGTTCATCTCCGAGAACCTCCAGGCCAATGCGGAGTCCCGAAAATCTAAGAGCTGATTATCCTGATTACTGACTATGAGGCCATCCTACAACTCCGGCAGCCCTGGCCGCCCGAAGATGCCGATACCCAGGCCCGGCTCCAGCTCTATGAGCGGAATGCGAAGCTATTCAGGGGCCAGCATAATCAAGTTTGGCAGGATGAAGTCCGCAAGCTCCGGGCAGATAAGCGAGGTGACTTCAGGATAATAATCAACTATCACAGGCTCTTGTCGCGGCTCTGGGCGGATCTGGTGGCCGGCGAGATCCCGGAGGTAGCGGCAGACCAGGATGACCAATTGGCCGCCCTCAAGCGGATCATCGAGGATAATCTACTATGGGAAGGTATCCAGGATGGGGTGGTCGACTATAGCAAGTGCGGCAGCAACATCCTTAAGATCCGGTACGATGGCCGGGGGATCATTGAGAACATCCCACCCAAATACTGGTATCCTGTCGTCTCCATCAGCAACATCAAGCAGATCAAGGCCCACATTATAGCATACTCCTTTTCCGATCCTGCCGAAAAGCGAAAGGAGATCAGCTTCCTCAAAGTAGAGGTCCATAGGCCGCCTGCCGATGGCGAGGACAGCTATGTCATCGAGCACCGGATTTACCGTCTCAAATCCGGTAAGATTGACTCTGAGGCGCTACCTCTGGACAGCTTCCCGGAGTTCGCCGGGCTGAAGCCCATCGAGCCCACCGGCTTGGATGACTATGATATTATCGATATCCAGAACAAGCCCGAGACAGATCAGCTCATAGGCACTGACGATTATACCGACATCAACAGCATCCTTCATGAGATCCTCATGAGGTATGCCCAGATATTCAGGATAGAGGATAAGTTTGCCGATCCTTCAATGTACGGCCCGCCAATCGAGGAGCAGGACCCCAGAGACGGCGAGTATAGGGTGGTTGGAGGATCTCGATATATCGC